GCAGTAGGTGAAAAAAAATTAAAAAAACGCTTTTTTGATTTTTACTCTTCTCTGTCGTCGTGCCAACGTTCGTTGATTTTTTCGGCCATCCAGAAGGCAACAGGTATGCAGACAATAAATGTATATTCAGCGGCTCTTAGTATACTTACGTCCCATAACTTCATAATAATGTGGTGAATTAAAATAGGTGCAAATCCTCCTATACACAACAGGATTGCCATTCTAATGTAAAACGGATATTTCATATCCAATCTTTTAACTCTTCTCCCATGATTTGGGTAGCTATATTTACTTTCTTTCTTAATGATTTTACAATCTTCTCATCAACTGTATCTTCTGCTATAAAATCTACATATGTCACTTTTTGAACTTGTCCTATTCTGTGCGCTCTGTCTTCTGATTGCATACGTTTTTCGAGATCGTAGCCGTTAGAATAATAAACTACATTACTAGCCTGGGTTAACGTAATACCATAGCCACCTGTAGACGGTGTGCCTACAAAGAATCTACATTTATCTTTATTTTGAAAACTTTCAATATTAGACTGTCTATGTTCCGGTCTTGTTTTTCCATAATAATCGACAACAGAATCGTTGCCATATTCTTCACGTATGGCTTTTACAATAGATTCAACATCGTATTGATAGTGGGCCCAAATAATAACTTTACCCTCCATCTCTTCAAGTACATCCATAAGCTCCTCTAAACGATTTGATTTAAGTTCTTGAACCGTGCCATCGTCTGAAGTGAAATGGCCACACGTTATTTGATGTAATCTCATTAGCTGTGTTAATACTGTAGCTGTAGACATAGTTTTGCCGTTAAGTTCTGCTAGTGCAAGTTGTTTCATTTGTCGATAAACTTTCTGTTGGTCTGGTGATAATTGTACTACCCGCTTCATAAATATTTTATCCGGTAGATCTAAACAATCATCTTTCAATACACGGTATGAGAAAGGTTTTAGTTTCTCCGACAGCTCACCCAGGTTACGATAACCCACCACAATCTGAACAGATCGTCCGCCAAAATTTGCCGTCTTCATAATCGCGTATCTTGTTCTAAACGTATAGTAAGATCCATGACCAAGTAGTTCTTCTAGTAAAAAATCACATTGTTTATAAAGATCTAAAGGTGATTTGGTTACAGGTGACCCTGTTAATATTCTTCTATATTTACTTAACTTAGCAAGCTCACATATATTCTTTGTTCTTTTAGCATCAGGGTTCTTAATTGTAGTAGACTCATCAATAGCCATTAATGTTCTGTGACTATTTAAAAATCTCTTAGCAAACTCACAACCCTTTGTTGTGGAAAAAGACTCTACATTCATAATTAAAATATGTAGCTTTTCGTTAGTTTCAAACAAACTAGATAATCTTTGTTTTTGTTTCTTTGTTATTGTAGCTTTCCATAATACGTTAGTTCTTTCAATGTGGTCTGGTAAATGATCAGGAACCTGATTTAAATACCAAGTGCCTACTACACCTTTGGGTGCCACAATTAAAGCACCGTCTATCTTACCTTTGTCATAAAGCATAGCTATATTGTCTATCAACACTTTAGATTTGCCAGTACCCATCTCCATGAAGTACGCAAAAAATTCTTTATCCCAAGACATCTCTAAAGCCTTGAGCTGATGCTCATACGGTTTTGTTTTAAATTTATAATTCATCTTTCTATTGACTTTCATACTATATAGTTTATTAATGTCAAGCATGAAAGACGATAGAAAGCAGGATTACTCAAATGTAAAGCAACAACGTTTGCCTAAAGTATATGTATTGCAAGAGGTAGCGGGGACCAGAGATGGTCGTCCTAAGTTTAATATTATGGGTGCTTCTCAATATGGTAAGTTAGAGTTTCTACTACCAGAACTATCGCAAATAATTTTTTCACCAGGTCCATTAATTTTTAAATTAAGAAAACTGTTGAGAGATTATAAACCCACTGACTATGTGTTACTTACAGGTGACCCTGCAATAATAGGTGTAGCCTGTTCTATCATATCAGAATTAACAAATGGTAAATTCAATTTGTTAAAGTGGGACAAACAAGAAAAAAGATACTATCCAATTGAAATCAATTTATATGAGAAAGGAGAAATAAATGAGTAGTATTGACTTTGAACAAGACAAAACAAAAGACCTAGCTTCTGCAGATAATGCAGGTGAGCTTTCAACACAGGTCGTTAGGTTGCAATCTTTGGAGGATCAAATCAAAGATCTAGAGATTCAACTAAAAGATAAAAAGCGAGAAGCAGATAAAGTTTCGGGTGAGGTAATTCCTACAATCATGCAGGAAATGAACATCTCATCTCTTAAATTAGCAGACGGTTCAGCTGTTGAAGTTAAACCTGTCTACGGTGCTTCTATTCCTATCGCTAAGAAGGAAGAAGCATTCAAATGGCTTCGTGAGCACGGCTTAGGTGATCTTATCAAAAATGAGATAACCGTTGCCTTTGGTCGTGACGAAGATAACAAGGCACAGCAATATGCTGTCCTTGCGCAAGGTCAAGGGTACGAACCCGTCCAGAAACTAAAGGTCGAACCCATGACACTTAAAGCACTAGTCCGTGAGCGTATCGAGGCTGGACAGGATATGCCAGCGGACTTGTTTAACGTGTTCTCAGGCAACAGAACAAAAATAACAAGGAACAAATAACATGGAAACAGGAAACGTAACAAAAAAAACTGCTAGCCTACCTGCCAATGTAATGGAACAGGATGCTGGAAAAGGTTTAGGTACGTTAGGTCAAGAAGATTTAGCGCTGCCTTTTTTGAAAATCCTTGGACAGTTATCTCCCGAAGTAAACAAAAGGGATGGTAAGTATGTCGAAGGTGCAGAACCAGGGATGATATATAACTCTGTATCACATCAATTGTTTGATGGTGAGAAGGGTATCAATGTCATACCTTGTTTTTACAAACTTGAATATGTCGAGTGGAAAGATAGAGGTGAAGGTTCTGGTGCGCCAGTAACGGTACACCCGTCTACATCTGACATAATCAGTAAAACAAAACCTGATGCAAATTACAAAGACAGATTACCAAACGGTAATTACGTAGAAAAAACTGCAAGTCATTATGTAATTGTAACTGGTGACAACCCATGCACAGCGTTGATTACAATGAAATCTACACAACTAAAAGTTAGTAGAAATTGGAACTCAATGTTGTCAAGCCTAAGACTAAAAGGCAAGAGTGGTAATTTATATCAACCACCTGCGTTTAGTCATATTTACAATCTAGCAACAACTCAAATGTCAAATGATAAGGGCACTTGGTTTGGTTGGAAAGTAAATAAGGTGGGTCCAATAACAGACGCAGCTCTTTACCAACAAGCGAAAGCTTTCTCTGAAAGCATTTCCAAAGGACAAGTAAAAGTCAAACATGGAAATGAATCAGAAGAAAAGGATTCAATTATTTAGGACTTCCTCGTTTGGAAGAAAGGGCGGTGATGGGAGACTGGATCCGCCCTTTAAATAATTATGGATAATTTATTTTCTAAATATTTCGCTGGGTATGATCTTGCGTATGGTCAAGCCGACATGAGTCGCCTTGAGATAGATCCAATTACCAAAAAGCAGAAACCAAGTTATCGTTGGAATGATGAGGACATAACAGACCAAGTCTACAACGATCACCTGGCTGGAGAAAGGTCGATCGGTATCCAACCTTGTACTAAGGATGGACTGGCAAGGTTTGGTGCCATCGATGTCGACTTCAAAGATTATGAGAAGTACGACCGTAAAAAGTTTTTTGATACAATACAGAAGTTTGATTTACCATTAATACCAGTGCTATCTAAAAGTGGTGGTATGCATCTTTATATATTCTTAAAAGATTTTGTTAGTGCAACAGTATTAAGATCTTTTCTAAGTAATTTGTTGCCATTATTTAAATTAAAATACGACACAGAGATATTTCCAAAACAAACACGACTAGTAAAAGATTCTGAAACAGGAAAAATAAGTAAAGGTAATTTTATTAATTTACCTTATTTTAAAAAGTCAGAAAGAATAGCTTTAAACATGGATGGAACTAAGTTTTCTTTTGAAGAATTTATAGAAGTTATAAAGGCAAACCTTGTTGCAGAAGAGGATCTTAAAAAAATAACAGACAGCATTGATGCAGTAGCCATGCAAGGTGTTGATGATATATTTAGAGAAGGCCCACCATGTTTAGCTGAACTATCTAAATTAACCAAAGAGGAAGGCTTCGATGGTAAAGATAGATTTCTTTACAACTATCATGTCTTTGTAAAATTAAAATATGAAGATAACTGGGAGCAAATGGTTATGGATGCACCAGTTAAATTTTTCTCAGGTGCGAACGCACATGCATGGGACAAGAATAAATTAAAAGCTAAACTAAAGTCATGGCGAGATACATACAAAGGATACACATGCACACAGAGTCCTATCAGTGATTATTGTAAGAAGGGTATTTGTGTAAAAAGAAAGTTTGGTGTGTTGTGTGGATCAAAAGGTAGCTATCCAATCCTTACTAATTTAGTAAAGATTGATTTAGAACCAGAGGCAGAATACACATTTGATGTAACATTACCTGACGGTGAGGATGTAAGAACAGTGCATTGTAAAAATGTAGAACATGTTAACGATCAAAGGAAAAGACGTAATGCTATATCAAAGTATGCAGGGTTTCCACCACCAATGATTAAGTCTGGTGATGATCAAAAAGTTTTAGAAGATCTCTACAGAACATTAACAGTACAAGACCCACCAATAGGTACAACACCAAAAGAAAAACTACATGATCAAATTCATCAAAAGATAAACGGTGCAAGAGCGCAGAACGATGTCAGCTTTAAATCCGGTGGTGTATTGATTGATGATGGTTTTGCTTATTTTAAATTTGCTAACTTCTATAACAAATTAAAGAATAGTGGCTGGAAGTATCCGGAAGATAAAACGGGCGTAATGATACAGGATTTTTATAAAGATTGCAAAGTAGAATTTATTGAAGAGAAACGATTTCCATCGCAAAAGAAAGGTGAATACAACACACCAACAAAGCATTTAATTAAAATATCTATTGAAGAGTTTAAGAGCATAAAAATTTTACACAATAAAATTAATTACGACAAGGAGATCATGTGATTAGAAAGATATTGGGTCCTCCTGGTACAGGTAAAACTACAAAACTATTACATTACGTAAGAACATTAGTTAAGTTCGGTGTACCATTACACCGAATAGGATACTTTGCTTTTACTAAAAAAGCTGCAGGCGAAGCAAAAGGTAGAATGCTAGACAAGCATCCAGAGTTAGAAGATAAAGATCTACCATACTTTCAAACACTACACTCTTTCGCATTTAATCTTTTGGGTATGAAAAGAAGTAACGTTATGCAGAACGAAGACTACGCAGCCATTGGTCGAGAGGTTGGTATTGAAGTATCTATATATTCAAACGGCGAAGACAGCACAGGCTTTGTTGATTCTAACAGTGAATACTTTAAATTAATATCTGCAGCTAAAATAAAAAACATATCCATCGAAGAAGAGTTTAACAGCAACATGTATTCTGAAGATTTGGATTTTGAGATTGTAAAGATATTAAAACTAGAACTAGATAATAGGAAAGAAGCATTTAAACTGGTTGACTTTAACGACATGATACAAAAATTTGTAGACCGTGCTGACGATCTTTGTCCAACGTTTGATGTTGTGTTTATTGATGAAGCACAAGACTTATCACCTATACAATGGAAGATGTATGATGAAATTAAAAAGAAATCAAAGCATATTGTTTTAGCTGGTGATGATGATCAAGCTATCTACGGCTGGGCAGGAGCTGATGTAGAACGATTTCAAAAAGAACCTGGTAAAGAGATTGTATTACCAAAATCCTATCGTGTGCCACAGGCCATACAATCTATAGCTAATAAAATATTAGACCGTATTCCTGATGAGAGAAGAATACTTAAAACATGGCAACCACGTAAGGAAACAGGGAACATATATCCTGAGTCTTATTCACTACAAGAAATACCAGTGCAAGATGGCAACTGGTTAATATTAGCTAGAACAAATTATAGATTAATTAATTTAATGCCAGACTTACAGGCTATGGGTATTTATTACGAATACAAAAATAAGAAAAGTTTTTCTGAAAAATTATACAAGACTATAATTAACTGGACCCGATATGTAAAAGGTGAACAGTTAAACGAAGCAGAGATCAAGGATATATTGGAATACACAGAGTATCAAACTATAGAAGAGATAGACAAGGATCTTAGATGGTATGAATTACTACAGTTAGATTTTGATGACAGTTTATACATAAGAAAGATGTTAGAAAGAAAAGAACCATTAAGCAGTAAACCAAGAGTGAAGTTATCTACCATACACGCAGCCAAAGGTGGAGAAGCTGACAATGTTTTACTGGTGTTAGATATGTCCAAGCGCACTCTTGAATCTCTACAAAAAAGTTTAGAAAAACAAGATGAAGAACATAGGGTTTGGTACGTAGGTGTGACTCGAGCAAAACAAAATCTGTATTTCATTGCAGGAAAAAATAAGGAGAGAAGTTATGACATCGAAAGTTTGGGATAAGCAGCACGGAGGATCCCACTATCAAAAATATAAAATTCAGCCGAGCAAGTTTGTAGTTGAGAATGAGTTGTTATACCCGGAGGGATGTGCTATTAAGTACATAATTAGACATCGTGATAAGGGAAAGAAACAAGATTTATTGAAAGCAATACACTTTATAGAAATGATAATAGAGAGGGACTATGAGGATTCCTAAGTTTGAAGCACAAACAGAATGGAATATTCCAACTGAATTTCCAGATCTTAGACAGGTTGAAGAGATAGCCATCGACTTAGAAACTAAAGATCCAGACTTAAAAGAAAAAGGATCTGGATCTGTAATCGGTAATGGTGATGTTATTGGTATTGCTGTAGCTGCTAATGGTTACAAAGGATACTTCCCTATTGCACATGAAGGTGGTGGAAACATGGACCGTAAAAAAGTTTTAGAATGGCTCAAAGATATTTTAGAAGCGCCATCAACAAAAGTATTTCACAATGCCATGTATGATGTTTGTTGGTTAAGACAATTAGGTTTTAAAATAAATGGTGACATTGTTTGTACAATGATAGCTGCAGCCATCACAGATGAAAACAGATTTAGATATGATCTTAACAGTTTATCCTGGCACTATCTTGGCTATGGTAAGAACGAAGGTGGATTAGCTGAAGCTGCATCTGAGTGGGGCATCGATCCAAAGTCTGAGATGTATAAGCTACCATCTATGCACGTAGGATCTTATGCTGAACGTGATGCTGAAATTACATTAGGTTTATGGCAAGAGATGAAGAAAGAAATTATCCACCAAGATCTTGAAGATGTATTTGATTTAGAAACAGAACTATTTCCTTGTCTTGTAGACATGAAGTTTAAAGGTGTAAGAGTAGATATAGAGAAAGCACA